ATTTGTATTACATGATGGATTTGTGGATTAACTAATAACACTTAAATAAAATGAGTAAAGTAAGAAGTTTACTTGCAATGGCAACAATGATGGCTTCAATGGCAGATATAAATAGAAATACAAATGTAATAGAGCATATTGCAAGAACAAAACCTATTGTAAACGATTGGGAGCGCAAACTTTGTAAATCGTGTAAAACTTTAAAAACGTGCTATAAAAACCATTGGCATAATCCAAAATTACAAGCGTGTGAAAATTACACTAAACGTAATTAAGCCTAACGATTTAAATATGGCAAGTGCCATCACAGACTTAACTTGAAACACTAAAGATTGAAATTATGAAAGGACTTATCCAAAAAATACGAAAGGCATTTGCTATATTTTTTGTTAGGCGTATGTACGTTATAACTCAAATGAAAGCAGGTGTAAAATACTATTATATGGGTGAAAATAGCAAGTGGACACCAATGTTTGAAGGTGCAAAACACTATAAAAAGAAACCAGACTTTGAATGGATAAGCGACCTATGGCATAAAGTTGAAGAGTATTACGCCTAACGTTGGCAATATGAAAAGTTGGCATGTACTGACCTTTCAAATTACCATAACCGCTGATAGCCAATTTTTTATATTGCGTGTTATCGGCTGCCTTTTATTAATAGAATTTTAAACTTAAAAACATACATATCATGGACTTAACGAAAAGAGAATTTATAAAAACAATAACAATCGTGCAAGGTAATTTAAGCCACATTGAAAAAACTGGAAACATTAACGGAACATTGCTAATTGAAATTGAAAGAGTAATGGAACTATATGCACAACAAGAAGCAAAAGCCTATGCAAATTGGTTATCTAATCAGGTTATTGCAGGTAGAACCATGACAAAATTATGGAATGATTATCGGGAGCAGGTTTCTTAGGTTGCCGATAACATACGTATAAACGCACCAACAACTAAACTAATTGATATACAGTAAATTAATCTATCTATTTAACAAAGTAATTATTAAAGGTTTATAAACGTTTAAAAGTGGATATATGAAACGAAACATCCTTAACGAAGTAGTATTTTATGGACTGTTAGCAATAAGTCTGTTTTTTATTATTAAATTCGTATTTAATTTGTAACTTTGTACCCATGACACGAGAGGAACAACTGATACTAAATATCATTCCTTTTTTGGAAGTTATTCCGATGCCAAATATATTTGTTATCGAAGATGCCGGTATTGAATTAAACGAATTGAACTATTACCCTATTGAAATGTTGAAATGATGGATAAGAATAGTAAAATAAGCAAATCAATGGAAGGAAATACAAATGCCGAAATATGGACATTTGAAAAAGCAGAAAAGCTATTGACCGATGCTATAATACTAAGTAATGAAAAAGAACCATTTACATTAAAAAGGGGTGATGTATTTGAGACTATTTCAGGTTATAAATATGATTTCATTGGAGAAATAGCAAGAGAATTAAATACATATCACGAAAATATTACAAGGGATATTCCAAATAGACACGAATCACTTAAACCATTAGTAACTAAGCTAATATATAACCTGGAAGCTAACTGTTACTCTAACACAAAAAAAGGGATTATAAAAGAGGCAACAGGAATAGTAAATTTAAAGTCTAATCACAAATGGACTGATAGGCTCGATCAAACCACAAAGGACGAAAAGATAACTGATTCAAAAATAAATCTTACTATTGATGGCAAAACCATTGATATGACTTTATGATATTTGACCCGAACAACCTTTTTTATAAAATGGTCAGGATATTCAAAGACCATTATTCAACCAATGAAAAAGTAATAATATGTAATGAGGGTGGCTCCAGATCATCAAAAAGTTGGGATGCTTACCATTTAATCATTTACATCTGCGACCATAACAGAAACAAAGGCTTAGATATTTACATCCTACGAGATACCCTAATACATTGCCGGGATTTTACCTACAAAGACTTTTTAAAGGTATTGCAGATATGCCAGATTGAAGTACAAACAACAACAAGCCCTAAGCCGTTTATAAACCTTTGGGGTAATAATATCTATTTTCGTGGGTTGGATGACGAACAAAATACAGAGGGATACCCATCTGACATACTTTTTTTTAATGAGGCATTAGAAACACAAAAGAGTAAGTTTAACGGTTTAAGGATGCGATGTCGCAAACTGATACTAATGGACTGGAACCCTAAGTTTACAGATCATTGGTGCTTTGATTTGGAAGGGCAGCCGAACACGTTTTTCACAAGGACTACGTATAAAAACAACAAACACCTTGAGCGTACTATTATCGAGGGTATAGAGGCTTGGTGTCCATGGGAATTGGATGATATTCATTTGCCAGTATCAGAAAGGCGGCCTAATATCAAAAACATACAGAATGGAACGGTGGATAAATTTAGATGGCTTGTCTATGGAGAAGGGATTAGGGCCGCTATGGAGGGACTTGTATTTGATAGTGTATCTTATATAGACAAACTTCCTTTAGATACCGAAAAAACATGGTTCGGTCTCGACTTTGGCAATACTACCGGAACATACGCATTTGCAAGAACTACGTTTAAACCATCACCAGAAGGGAAACAGCGTGGAAATATTTACCTTGATTGCCCTATTTACGAGAAAGGTTTTGAGGACTTATCGAAGTTCTACGAAGTGTTCAAAAAGTATTATGAGTTACATCAAAGCGAAGTAAACGGGCAATGGATAATAATATGTGATAATGCTCAACCTCAGAAGATAACCGACTTGAATGGTTATGCAAATAATGATGGATTGAATGTTGCATTCCTACCATGCAAGAAATTTACTGGCTGCGTTACGTGGAGAATTGACCTAATGAAAAGGCATAACATCTTCCTTGTTAGTCGTCATCATATTCGGAAAGAACAGGAAAACTATTTTTATCAGACCATAAATGGCATCCAATTAAATGAACCTTTAAAGAATGGATTCGATCACTTCTGGGATGCTGCCGGTATGTCAATACAATATGAAACCTCATTGCGTTAATAGTTAAATACTGTTAATTGCATAGATAATGAATAATTAATCGTTTTATTTGCATAAAAATGTAATTGCATGAGTGGATTTGACGGATTTACACAGGGCTATTCAGGACTACCGACCGAGTATGCCGATTACATGAAAGCTCATGGCATTAAGATTATGGGGTTCAATAACCGCAGAACATGGGATTTTAACTCACTTCAAGATATTTACAACAGATGTATATATATTCGCGCAATCCTTGATAAAAAGGCTGAATGCGCGTCTAACGTAAGACTAAGACTATTTAAGGTTAACGGTAAAGAGGAGGATATAGAGATATTCGAACATCCTATACTTGATTTAATGAATAACCCTAATCCACTACAATCATGCGGTAACTGGTATGCTCAAAGATTAGTACACCAAACAATTTATGCGAGATCATTCATTCGTGGTGTAAAAGGGAGAACAAATAACTTTAAAGACTCTGTCGCTCTATGGAATTTACCACCTAATCAAGTGGATATTATAGAGTATCTAAACGGAATTAACGATATTTATTCCAGATTTACGATTGATGAAATTGTAGACTATTTCCGTTTCAATTCAAAAGATGGAATGAAGATTCTTCAGCCATCTGAGATATTAATGTATAATGATTTCACATTCAATTTTAATGAAACTTGTCAACCATCTTTATTTTACACGCTAAAAGAGTCTGCATCAAACCTGATGGCTATACAGGAATCAAGGGGTGAAATAATTAAACATCGTGGTGCGATTGGTATGCTATCTCCCGTTGCTGGTCAGGATGCTACAGGGTCAGCCTTTGTGCTGAAAGACCCAAAAGTAAAAGAGGGAATTCTGTCGGGGATAAAAAAGCTTTACGGGACACTTAGGGGCCAATCACAGATAATGATTCCAGAAGTTGCATTGACATGGCAGCAAATGGCCGTTGATATTGCAAAGATGCAATTAACACAACAGGAGCAATCAGAGTTTAATGTATGTTGCGATTTACTCCAAGTTCCCCGCGCTTTATTTGATGATAAATCAACTTACAACAATCAAGAGGAAGCAAAGAAGAAGCTTTACACCGATGTTGTTATACCTTGGTGTAATTCGGAAACACAACGCTT